TGAAAATGGAGTGCATGTATCAAAGGGACCAAATGGGTCTGCTATCTATACGCCAATAGATCAATCTAAAGTATCTCCATCAACAGATGTGTTTACACTGTTTGCGTGGGTTAAACTAAATAGATCGTACCCATATCAACCACAATTTAGAGAGTTTGGTTTTGGATTAGGCCATGGATTCAACTTCGGATGTATCGGAGATATAAATGATAATACATTATATGTCGATGATGATGTAACTGGAGCCGTAAGTGGTCCTAAAATGACAGCAGTTCAACCATCAATAGATCAAGATGATTGGAATCTATATGCTATTTCTAGAGAACTTGGTACTAAAACTATGCATTTCTATTTGAATGGTAAAGAGTTCTTTATAGGAAATAGTGGGAATGCATTAGCACCACAGTATGATCTAAGCAATATGACTCTAGGAGTTGTAGGCGGAAACTATGGTGGAGCATATGCATTTATAGGTTCTATAGATAAAGTGGTTCTCTATAGAGATATCTTTATAACCGATATACGATATAAGAAACCATTAGCTGATGATATAAAGTTATACTAAGATAAGAAAGTAGGATTAAAGATGGTAGTAGGAACTCTTTTAGAAGTAGTACACAAAACTGGCTACTATAGTGATACAATGAAGAATGTTGCTATGAGTAGCAGGCCTAGTTCTAGATTATATAGTGCTCTCCCAAGAAAATCAGTAGATGATGAATCCAAACCCTCTATGGTTGGTAAAGTTGGTCCTAGAACTGGATCTCTTGCAGATAGAATGCAGAGGTCTAGATACAATACTCTTGCTAAGTATGCTAGAAGTGCTTAACTAAGTAACCCAATACAATTCCCATACCTCGTATGAGGTATGGGAAATGATAGTCTATTAATATAACTTGAAAGGGTTATCATCTAGAAAATCTGTATCTACTTCTAGATAGTTATCTGTTATAATGCAAATCAATTCGGTCATTGGGTAACAAAGAGGTAAACCATAATATTCTCTTTGAGAAATAGTAAGGATGTGTATAATATGCTTAGTATTGGAACCCTTATTGACGTTATTAATGAAGCGGCATTTCATAGTAAGACTATGAATGAGCTTAGTGGCAGGCGTCAGAGCACTCGTCTGTATAAACCCCTCCCGAAGCTTAAAGAGCCTGATGTGATGCCATCAGACCTTCGTCGTGGAAAATTTCAGACTAGTTGATATACAAGAACCAGCAAGAGGGCAGATAACTGCTCTCTTGTTGTTATGCTTATATGTATTTATATAAGAGATAAAGAAGATGATATGTATATGCTTCATATAGGATCTCTATTAGAAACTATGACAAACAATGATAATAGAAACAAAGGTGTTGTAGGAGATAATACAAAGCCTTCTCTATCAGTTACTGGAGATATATTGCATAAACCAAAGAAAGATAAGGCTCTTAAGATAGATGGAAGGTCTAGAGCATCGTTTAGATTTCATCCTATATTAGATACTGATGATAAGAAAACTATAGGTGATTAAAGAAGGTGTAGAGTTATGCCGATTGCCCCCCCCCCAGTAATAGTACCAAATAAATGTATATTTTATTTGGATGGGACCAAAGAGCGTACTGGCAGATGGAAACGAGTACAGTTTAATGATGTGGATGTAGTAGATAAAAGATATACTTCTAAATCTAATAATGGTTGGATATCCTTCCATGCAAGAGAGAAGATCCAGAATCCAAGCGGTACATATAGTGCATCTCTATTTGCAAAAAGGAATGTAGTTGATAATAGATACGAAGAGATTGGATTTTATTTTAATTCAATAGCAGAGAGCGACATTGGATACGAGTATGGTAACTATATATTTGTAGATGATAATTCTACTTCAGCAAGAGCCAATCTAACTGATATGTCATCTATTATATCTGGAAAAGAACTGGATGTCTTTTTCATGACTTTTTGCAAAGATACAGATGGAACGTCATATGTTACATTCAATGGGAAATTAATCTATACAACGAAAAACCTACAATCTCCAATAAATTTCTTTGATGTCGTAAACCTATTTAATACAACTAATTCTGGATCGATAACTGGGTGGATAGATAAAGTAATTATCCACAAAGATATTTGCCTATATAAAGAAGACTTTACCGTTCTTCCTATGGATCAATATCCAAAATATAAATATATAACTGATAATGATAGCTTGAGATTATATTAAAACAAATAATAGACCAAAGAAGGTGTAGAGTTATGCCATTAACCCCCCCCCCTATACAGATAACGGGTATTATATTATCTATGGCTCATGCCAGTGGCAATAAATGGGTAGATGAAGTAAGTGGTAATAGTTGGAGTCTGTATAAATGCGATAATAACTATTCGTCATTTAATGCTGATAGACAATTAAGCATGGATGGTCTTGTTCATTCTGCAAAAGGACGACTAAAAAACAAACCATATGCTGCACTGAATACTACTCAGTTGATAGGGAAGAATATACCTGATAATATATTAGCTGCAGATGATTTTACTATATCTATATGGATTAAAGTATTAACCCATCAATGTCCAGATATACTAACCTCTGCTCCAACTAGAGTAAGTAGGCAATTAGCCATATTATACAATCAAGGATATACTAATATAGGAACAGATGGATACAGTTATTGTCCTGCAGGAGCTTCCTGGGTATTTTTCTCTCGTATAGAACCAGAGTTGAAAAAGTGGCATCATTGTGCTTTCACTAAAAGAGGAACAACTGCTTATTTCTTCTTAGATGGAAAGTTGTTATATACAAATCCAGCATATGGACTCGACTCTTTATTGGATAATACTATTTCTACTAGTGCATTGTCTAGAAAACATATTGTGCTTACAGATACAGTATTCACGAAGTTTTATGATGAGATAGTCATCATCAAAGGTCAAACTTTATGGACTGAAGATTTTGATCCAAAGTCTGTAAATTTTGGATATACTTGGACTCCTATGTATGAAGATATAGATACGTCTATAAAATTATATTAATAACAAAGAAGGTGTAGAGTTATGCCAATTGCCCCCCCCCCCCATCATTGATGATACCAAGTAACTGTGTATTTTATTTAAATGGAACTAAAGAATATACAAACAAGTGGCATAGACCAACATTTGATACCAACACTGTCGAAATAGTAGATGGTAAATATACATCTAAAAACAATACTGCTAGGGTATCATTCTTGGCAAAGAAACCAATAAAGAATAATACTAAAGCTTTTACCATAACATGTTTTGTTAAAAGAAATGAAGTGCAATCTGGTTGGGGAGAGATAGGATTTTTCTTGGATAATAATGTATCGTACGATTGTGGGTTTAGTGGAGCAAACCGTGTATATCTAGACGATAACTCGTCTGGAGCCTCTTGGACTCAAGATGCGGAAACGGTTATGAGTGGTAATTACACAGATAGATATTTCTTTGCATTTTGTAGAGAAGAAGATGGTACTACCAATCATTTATTTCTAAATGGTAAACTGGTAGGTACAACTAATAAATTTTCTTCTAAACTGTCTAACTTTACACAAATAAACTTGTTTGATATAGATAGTGGAGGATCTATAGTTGGATGGATAGATAAAGTCATCATTCATAAAGATATCTGTATGTATAAAGAAGACTTCACCCCTCCAAACTACGATACAGACTATAATTTTGATGTAAACTTTTCTACCGATGATGATTATATGAAATTGTATTAAGGAAGATTTGATATCATATGAAAACATATGCTTGTCCATATTGTGGAGAGAAGCTCATTAGAGATAAACTTACCAATCATATAGAGAAGAATCATGACGATGAGATACCTGATGATTATACTCCATATAGGCTAGTATATGATATAGTGAATGATAAGCATGGTCATGGTAACTGTACTGTATGTGGTAAGCCTACTAAATGGAATGAGAAGAGACAGAAGTATGAGAGACTCTGTGGGAATCCTAAGTGTTATGAAGCAGTAAAGAAGACTTATCAGACTAGAATGCTTAAGATATACAACAAAGTATATCTGACAGATGAACCATCTCATCAGCAGAAGATGCTAGCAGGTAGAAGAATCTCTGGCAGATATAAATGGTCTGATGGTAAGATATTCACTTATACAGGACAGTATGAGAAGAAGTTAATGGAGTTTCTAGATACTGTCTTAGAATATAAATCTAATGAAGTTATCGCACCAGGTCCTACACTAGAGTATAAGTTTAATGGTAAAACCCATCATTGGATAACAGATTTTCTGTTGATTCCATATAATCTGATCATAGAGGTTAAAGATGGTGGGGATAATCCTAACAATCGCAGTATGCCAGAATATAGGGCTAAGCAAATATCTAAAGAGAAGATGATTACCAATATGGGAACATACTCTTATCTTAGATTAACTGATAATAACTTTGGTCAATTATTGTCTATACTTGCTGAACTGAAGAAGCAAGTAGTAGATGAACATGATGATGCCCCACTATATAGGATCAATAAATGATACCAAATTCCCTATACCATAACAGGTATAGGGAAATTCTTGTGGAAATTATATACTATAGATATGAGAGGAGAGTGATTAATATGACAACGAATAATCCGATTGTAGAAAAGCTTGATGGTATTGCATTGAGAAGGGCTTGGTGGAAGTTGAATGTTGCTTTGATCAATATGTATACCCCAAGCAAGTTCTTCTACCATCTCAAAGAGAAAGGAGATTTGTCCAAAGAGTTTCCTGAGATATATGCACTGATTGGGCAGACTCAGGACCCAAAGTATCATCCTGAAGGGGATGCTTTCGAGCATACAATGAAGGTGCTCGAT